TGGGAGGCTGGTTCCCTCGTCGGTGCAAGAGGTTCCGGAATAAATCACAAATTGCGAACGCGCCCCTGTTTTTCTAACGACAGGGGCGCGGTTTCGTTCAGCCGCCCCAATCCGGCACTGGCTGGGGCGCTACGGCCTGCGAACCGCGCCCCGCCGCGAGGCTTTCGGCCCGGCTGATATTGTCGCGGGCCATGGCGAACAACTCGTCGTCGGTCGGCATGGTCTGGTCTTGGCCGCCATACATCGTCTGTTCCAAAAACTGCTTACGCAGGCGCCCAGCCTCGGCCACAATGTCGTCCTTCCGGTCGTCAATTATCTTGCGCCCGCTGTTTCCGGCCTCCAGCTTGCGTGCCGCGAGTGTCTGCTCATAGAGAAGTTCAAACACGTTCTCCGGGGCCAGCGCATAGATACCTTGCTCGATCAGGTCGCCTTGGTCCTCGTACTCGCGCACGAAGGTCTCGCCTGTCCCTGTGTCTTTGAAGGTTAGGTTGGCCCCAAGTATCGTCCCATCGTCTGCGCGGGTGAATCCACTTTCCGCCCGGACCAACTCAAAGCCATCATCGAAGCTGTTGTAGGTGTCGCCAAGGTGATCCAGCAGGCCATTTTCATCACCAATGCTGGCCGAAAATACCGCCTTACTCCAGCTTTTCATCTGGCGTTTGGTCTGCACGGACTCGGACCAATCCGTGAACGCTTGCGCCTTCTCAATATTGCCCTGCTCCAGATAGCCGCGCACGATCTTCGGCACAGCATTTTCAGCGTAAAACTCCAGGAATGTCTTGCTCGCGCGATCTTCCTGTGCTGGCGTTGCCTTCGTGATGCCTCTGGAGTTGGTCTTGGGCGGCGTCTTGGTCACGGTGGATTGCGTCGCCGCAGCTGCTGCTTCAACGGACGGGCCGGATCCAGCCGGAACAGGCGCAACGCCGGGCGCCGTTGGTGCACCAGTCGTGCCGGGATCACCTTGGTTTCCCTGCATCCGGTCAAAGAACCCAACCGGGTCTTTCTCGGCCTCGTTCAGTAGCAACGGGTTTTCGCTGAACAACTGCTTTGATTCTGGGCCGCGATACCATGCCACTGCATCGGCCCGCTTCTTGCGGTCTGCCTGGGCGGCTTGGCCTTCTTCCGGCGACTTGGTGAAGTAATCGGTGACGCTACTGATCGCGCGTGATGCCGGGGCTGTGCCGGTCAAGCTCTGGGCGATCTCCCGCCGGGCGATCTCGATATCGCTGCCACGCATGACCCCCTGCACGTCCTGCATGAACGCGCTGCTGTTGGGGTCCACATCGCGGGCGTATTGATTGCCTGCGTTCGGGCCCGGAGGTGCGGCAGGCGCGTCTTTCTGCACGTATCCGTCCAGGCCGCGCGACGGCTGCTGGGGCATGCCCTGCGGCGCCCGCAGCATTTCGTTCTGATCGGAGGCAGAAGGCGCAATGCCGCTCTGATCCTGATCCATGTATCCGCCCATGCGTCCGGGGTTCTGGACCATCTGCGCTTGCTGTTGGCGAACATTATCTTTCACCTGCGGTCCGGGGTTGGCCGGATTGACCGGGCCGCCCCGCGCCGCATCTAGCTCACGCATGATGGCCGCTATGCGTGCCGCATCGGCCTCGAGCGGGTCGCCGCCACTGCGCGGCGCATTGACGGGCATGCCATCTGGGCCAACCTGCATGGGAGCGCCTGGCTGCACCATGCCGGGCCGGGTATCGCCGCCGGGGCCACTGCGCATATTGGGCGTCTGGTCGATTACCTGACCGCCGTTCTGGTCATACATGACTCCACGCGCCCGGTTGGGCGCGATGTTCACGCCATCTGCGGAGTAGGGGCCGGATCCGGGGTTGGCCGCATCAGAGCGGGCCATGCGGATAGCCTCCAGATCGTCAGCCCCCATACCGCCATCAACGGCTACATGCCCGGCACCGCCGGTCACGTCAGCGGGGATCACGCTGCGGCCACGCCCACCTTGCCGCGCCTTGTATTGTTCCTCGGTTTCCGCAAAAATCCTTGCCTTGCGTTGGCGCTCGGCGGCTTCCCGGTCGCGCTTCTTCTGCGCTTGCGATTGGTTTGTTCTGCTCGTGTCGAGGTTGTGAGCGTTGATTTCCCGGCTCATCTTGTGGTTTTCGCCTGCCCAGCCGTGACGCTCGGCCTCGCGTTCTAGTTGCTGATCCTCAATCTTTTGACGACGCTTGTTGTCTTTGACGTCAGACGCGAAGGCATAGCCCTGCATCGCGCCTTGCATGAATGAACCCAAACCGGCCATGTGCTTATCCCTTTTTGTAGAAGGATCGGAGTATCTGCTCTGCAACAGACTCTTCACCAAAAATGCTGCGCGCGATGCGCTGTCCTGCTGGCAATCCCGCTGGTGCGGCTTGATCCGGGTCTGCTGCCGCCGTCTGCGGTGCTTCCCATGGCGTATTGTATGCGGATCTGAGCCACTCAGGGGTGTTCTCACCCTTGCCGCCTGCGCCCCATGCCGCCGCATTGCCAAAGCCGACGTGCATCCGGCCTGCGCCCATATAATCATCACCAGCGCCAATACCTGTGACACCATTGGCCCGTGCGCGCTGTACGATCTGCGTGAAAATAGGTTGATCGTTCGGATTGTTCCAATCCAGCTTGCGATCACCTATATAGAAATCTGCGTCAGCTGCGCCGCCGTGGTCGTGCCGCGTCGAGCCTGTGCGCTTCTTGCCTTCGCCCTTGCCCTCCTGCCCCCCTGAAATCACATTCATGCTGATGCCCATTTCTGGCAGGAAAGACATGGCATTGATGAGGTCGTTGCTGATCGGCTTGTTTCGTATCGCGCCTTCGTTGGAATAGCGCAGCCAGTCGGCAGAGGCATTTCCCCCGGTAGCGTCCATGGGGCCACCACCACTGCCGCCGCTCGCGGCCGGGTTGAGGTTGGCACCCAGCTGCGGCGCTCCATCGCTGCCGCCTGTGCCCAGGCGCCCAAGGATGCCTCGCTCCTTTGGCGCTGCGTCGCCTCCCGAGTTGCTCAGCTTTTCCAGCGCATCCGTCTGGCGCTGCCTGTCCTTGGCGTTACGGCCCATCATCATGCCGCCGGCCATGCCCCCCATGAAGGATCCTGCGCCCGACATTATGCAGGCCCCGCAATGCTGCGCGACTTGGGTGCCATCTTATCGACCTTGGCCGACAACTCCTTGATCGCACCCATGGTCGTGCCAATCGCGTCGATCACGTTGATGCTCTTGCCGTCGCCCTGCCCGGTCTGCTTCTTGAAATCCTCGGCATAGGGACCGACATGGCGCCCGCCGTCGCCAACGCCATCCTTGTAGGTCCATTCTTCCACCGGCATTTTTTCCACGGCCTTGAGCAAGCTGCGTGATACTGGCTTCTTGTCGGTTTTTGCGTCCTTGGATGATATCATCGCCATCCCTGCGAGGCTGCCCAGCCCGCCCCAAAAGCTGCCGGATGAGGCTTGATTGGCGTTATGGGCTTGCATCTGCTGCTGGTACTGCGTGTTCAGCAAGCTGCCCTTCTGGTTTTGCCCCTGCATTGCGCCGCTGAATCCAGAGGCGGATGCAGAGTTGGACAGGCCCATTGATGTTCCGGGATTGACTGCCAGCCCGGATCCGAGATTGATCGCGTTCGCCATCTTGTTATCGGCCTTACTCTCGGCCATGCCGCGCGATGCCAGCCGGGTCGCGTTGCCCGCGCCAGACGTAGCTGCCGCCTCGGCCAACTCGCTGCCGCGGGTTGCTGCTTGGAAGCGGCCCGAGGCCGGGTTGACACCCATGGCGCCCATGGTGCGGCGCTGCTGGCCCTGCGCCATGTCAAAACGCTGCGTCACATCAGCGGTCGCCCGGCGCACGTCGCCATCCACGGCGGCATAGTCAGGCCCCTGCTGCGCATCGGCTATGTATTGGTCTTGGAGTGGCAGGAAGATTGACCGTTCACGCCCGCGATCCTCATCGGCCCATCGGTTTGTGATCGCCGCTTGGCCTTTCATAAAATCAAGATACTCGATGCCAAGCTCGGCTGATTTCATCGCCGCGATGCCGATGTTTGCATCCGGCGCTGGTGCGCGTTTTTTACCCATGACCGTATTCCTATCCTTGCTCTTTAATCCAACGGCAATTGTCTCGGTGCATGGATATTGCGACGCCATCGCTTCCGTCGTCGCAAATGCCTCGAAGGCGCCCCTCAACCTCAAACCCGATTTTGAGGGCTCCAATAAGCGATGGAAGGTTGCTCGCCGGGACGACGCCCAGAACAATCTCCGCTTTCATCACGAAAAATATGTATCCGAACAGGCCGCCAAGGGTGTTTCTTGTGGCCCAATTTCGCGCACCGTCAGACGCCATATGAACGTCGCAGTGCCTTGCGTATGTGTGAACAATCACCCAGACGGCGCGGATAACGCCCGTGTCTCGCTCGATGATCCCGACTGCCTGGGCGTGATCCGGCCAGGCGCCCCGCACCCCGCAGCGAGGCGCAGCCCATGCCTTGAGCGTAGATTGATCTTCCGTGCTGAGGATGAGCGACATAATCTGCGTCTCTGGTGTTGGCCCTGCCTTGCGGCAGCATGTGGCCGCACATCATGCGCGGAAGTCCGATCATCTTTAGCATACCCAACGGATCATGGGAAGCGGCCCGGCATCCCTTGCATCAGCTTACACGTCTTGCAGTGCCCGCACTCATAACCCCAGCGGCGAGGCTTCCGGCACGTCCAGCAAAGATTACTCAGCTCAGGGCCCATATAGTCCATGCACTCGGCTTTTGATTTCACGTCATGGCGGAAGTAGGGCGGCCCATCGTTCATGCAGGTGGCCCGCAATATCGCATCGACGGCATCCTCTGCCGCGCGCCCGGCTGTTGGGCTGCGGCCTTCCTCCTCCGAGCATAGCCCAAAGAGGCAAACATCCGGTGGTCGCCGCGCGAGGAACCCGGCGTGATGGGCGACGGCCCCCAGCTCTGCGGCGGCCGTCATTATGTCCCACCCGAACATTTCCCGGCCCATTCGCTCGACTGTGCTTTGCGTATAATGAAAATCGCGGTAGGCCGCCCGGCAATAATCAACGATGGACCAGCACGCAGCCGCCTCAGCCTGCCATCGCCGCTCTGCATTGACCATGTGGACGTGGTGCGCGATCACAATGTCGTCCGTCTCGTTCAGCAGCTGCGCCAGCAGGTAGGTGCTGTCGATGCCGCCGGAGAAGGCCAGAAGGGTAACGCGAGGGTGTCTCAAAACGGGGCTATGGACTGATCGAACGATTCCAGTGCCGCGTTGATTTCTGCGCCGGTCGTCGCAGCCTCGACCGCGACAATCGCGTCGAGCCTGATTTCCTCCAAAAGTGATCCAACAACGGTCCACTGAGTGGCTAGGTTGATGTAAACCTGCGCCACATCATGCGCTGTTGGGGCTGTCGTGCCAACCTCTTTGGATAGGAACGGATAGGCAGACAGGTCGGTTGGTTCTGGCGATTCGGTCAGATACGCAATCGCCTCAATTTCCTTCTTCATGTAGATCAATTCTTGGCCCGCGATGTCCGTCACATACTTGCGGCGAACCGCGCCGGATATGTTGTTTATATGGAAAATCGCGTTGGATTTCTCGAAAATCGTGGAGTTTTGGACGAGCGCGCCATCGACCACCGACCAATCATGGGGGTTGAAACCCACGATATTCGTGACCTCGATCCAGTTGGTTGTGACGCCCAGCGCAGCGGGACTGCCGGATAGCGTTCCCGTGATTGTGCCGGTTGCATCATCGTAGATTGCGACGTCGATCATGGTTTAACCTCACATTGGAAAGAAGCGATAATGCATAGATGTTGCCCCCGCCGAGTCTTTCGTCCAGACTGGAGTTGCCTCCGATATGAGGGCCAAAGAGCCAGAATAGTTGCTGTCATAAATGGCTGAGGGCGTTGTGATCGTGACGCTGGCGGGCTTGTTCGCGATGATCCATAGCCCGCGCGCAGGAATCAGCTCAGGAAAATCCCCACTGGCCTCGCCAGCGACAACTATGGTTCCAGACGCGGTAGAGGTTCGGGATATGGGGCTGGCCAAAACGTCATTTGGATCATTATCACCTACCATATAGTGAAGCCCGCCTGTGTTCGCGCCGCCAGCCGCGCGGATCACCTTGATCGACGGCGCTACGAGCCCGGATATGTCATAATCAACGACGGACAGGATTGCACCGGGGGGTGGATAATAAGTCGTATTGTAGCCCTTCGGGGCTTCTTCTCCCCCACGGGAGGTTACGGTGAACACGGTATAAGGAGTGCCCAGCCCGATTGGCGCGAATGGGGCCCCATTTCCAGAACCACTCGATACCCAACTCTCGATCAGGGTCAGGCCATCATACAATTCCACCGTCGTAGCCCCGCCCGACGTGTTCCGCGTATTGCCAGATGCGATAATGTCGAGGCTCAGGCTTGTCGCGTCCGTGTCCAGCAGAACTGTATCGTTGGTGCTGACCGTATTGCTTGCTCTGGTTCCTGCGCCGATCAGGAAGTCGGCGTTTCGGATTTTGAACCCGCCATCTTTGCTCATGCTGAACGACTGAACCCGGCCGCCATCATCCCGGCTTAGGGCCAAGCCGAAGCCGACTCCGCTCACGCCCAGCGTGCGGCCAAAGTAGGCTCCGTCTGTGGGGTCGGATATGCTATTCTTGCTCATCAGGAGGGCAGACGAGTTAGCGTCCATGCGCAACGTGCCGTCAATCTCTATATGCTCTGACTTGATCGCCTGTGCAAAGATAAGGTTGCTGGTGATGGTCGCGTCGATGAGCACATCATCGGCCACGAACCGGATCGCGCTGGCAGCACCGTCGATCGGGTCGTCTGCCGCGACAAATTCCAACGTCGCCTCGGCGTCGCCTCCTTTTACGCGCACGGCATAGGTGGCCGCAGTGAAGCCTTCCAGTGTGGAAATTGCGGATGCCTGAGTTGAAACGGTAGCGGACACTGCGCCAAAATTGGTTGTGAGGGTGGATAGATCGCTCGCAATCGCGCTGTCGGCATTGGTCCGCAGTATGACCTCATCCTCCAGCCCGGCCTCGTTGTCGCCCACGCGGGTCGTCAAGCTCGTCACGCTGCTCTCGATGATTGTGTCAGCACCTGCACGGTCTAAAATCTCTTGGCCCAACTCCGCACGCACGTCGATAATCGTGTTGTCGATATAGGTGTTCGTGTTGTCGATAAGCTGATTGATGGTGAATACCGAATTGGATTCGTTGATGAGCTTCTCGAACTCATCCTCGGTTATGCCCTCACCACTGACATATGGGGAAATGGCCCGCCCAAAGCGCCCCGTCACAAGCCGTTTGGCGATCATCTGTGCCAATCTGTCAATCTCGCCCCAAAGAACAGCGCGTGTTTCATTCGGACCGCGCTGGCCTGTGAGGCTCTGAACGTCGCGCTCTGTGCGGTTCTTACGGATCACCCGAACAACTCCATCACGCTGCCCGCCATGGCGATGCGGGACACCAGCGATCTGCCATTCGTCTTGATGGACCAGCGCCGCGCGAGCCCGGTCGGCAGGCGGGTCGGCTCATTCAGGATATTCACCGTCGCAAACAGCACGCCATCTGCATAGACAGTGGCCTCTATGTCGGGCGCATCACCGTCCATCGCCTCACCCTCAATCAGCAGAACGCCAAATCCAGTAAGCGTTGGCAACAGATACTCGGAAGATTGCCATGTTGCCGGGATCCGTGCGGCGCTTTCGGCCGAAAACTCAAATATGGTGGCGCTGCCGTCGATGAAATGCAGCGCACCGGTGTAGATGTCGGTCCTGAATTTGGTCGCACTGGCGCTGCTTCGCGTAATAGACGGGCTTTGGGATGCAAGATCTATCATCGCTGCCTGCCGCTCACCTGGGTCGCCGTGCGTGAAAACGTATTGGCCATTTCGCGCGCCGGCGCTGAAGGTCTCGGGTTTGAGGTCGATCCACTGTTTGCGAGAAAGCATGCTGCGGGTGATGATCTGCGCGCCCTGCTGGGATATTGTGACAAGCCCCTCGGTTGAGGGATAAGCTGCGGCATAGCCCATGTCGACCACACCATCTCTGGCGAGGCACGGGGCGTTCTGCTCGATACGCTCCATCACCATGTTTTCCGGCGCGGTGCCCTGTGCGATATATGGCGTGCCAGTCGTCAGAATTGCGAGGATCGGCCCAAACGACACCAGCGCGACTATATCATAATCTGTCACCAACTCGTACTGCTTCGGCCACGCATGCGGCTTGTACGGCTCGCAGAAGAACAGGCTCTTGCCTTCAAACCCGGAAATCATCCCGCTTTGCATAGCGGTCAGGCCTTGCAGCCCGGCGATGGGTGGATCGTAAAAGGTGGACGAAATGATTTCTTGCAGCGGGTCCACCTCAACATCGTGAACGTATACAGGCGTGGCCGCGTTCACCTCCTTGATGAAGTGATATTCGGTAATGCCAAGCGATGATGTTTGTGTTCGGTATATTCTAACCCGGTTGATTCGGGATCCGACTGGCGGCTGGTCGAACAGGCGCACACGCACGGTCGCTCCGTCTTCCAGATTAAGCGCGGCAGACGGAGGGGCTGGCAGTGTTTCCTCATCGAAAATTGAAACCCAGGTATAGGTGAAATTCACTGTTTCTACCAATGGCGGCGGGTCGTCAGGTCCGGGTGTTGGCGCTGGCGATTCAATGCTCAAAGTTGGTGGCGCGGGCGGGATCGGCAGGGCAAGTGGATATTCCGTTCCTGCTGGCATCACCTTGAGCAGTGGTGCGGAGCCTTCCCGGCTGATATACAGGCGATCATCAGAGACTGGTCCTGGAACAACGTCCACGTCTGCATCAAAAGTCAGCCAAGTTACGCCCTTGTGCAGGTAAAAATCGACCGGCGCAGCAGGGCTTGCATCATGCGCGACGACGTTGACGCGCATGGGGTCGATCACCCCTCCACCATGATCGGCGTCCAGCGATTGCTGTGCAAAGCCTTCTGGCAACAATGTGCGGTGCGTCTTGGGGGTTTCCCCTTGGAAATTGGAGATGCGCAGGCGCATTGGTGGAGCCTCCTTACAGGAATTGTCCGGTGGTGCGCATGCGCGCCCGCTGCTGCCCCCTGATCTGGTGTGCAAAGTGCGCGCTTGCCGCGGCCTCAAACCGGGCACGGAACATGCCGGCCATATCGAGACTGGTGTAGGGTTTACCGGGAATGGCCATGATACGGTAGAGCGCGCCTGCGGCAATCGTCTCGGCGTGCCCGGTGTAGAGGAATTTCGGAACAACGTCGAAGCTATCTTGCGGATATCCGGCACCCGGCACGACGGCATAGGCGTGGCCCTCGATAGGCTTGAGAAAAACGTCCAGATTCAGCGTGCCAGTCTCGAACGGGACGAGGCGTATGGTGTTCGGGTTTTGCTGGCTGATGAAGCGTGGCTGGCCAACATACGGCATCCCGCGCGCCTCGCCGAATGAGATGGGCTCCAGATCGACCGTGCCGTTGAACCGCGCGCCTTCAATCTCATGGATTGCAGCGTATTCCGGCACGACGATAGCCTCGTCCTGCTGTGTGACGTCAACGGGTATAGTCTGCCTCCAGCAACGCGTGCGCTCACAAAATTCAATAGCCGCACGGCGCAGGTTGGTGTTGACGATGGGCCATGGTGCATCCGGCGCATAAATCTGCACCAGCGGGGCAAACTCGGAAAGGTTCACTGTCTCGATCATGGGATGTCGCCTTTATCCGGTTACGATGCGGCTTGCGCCTGCGAGGGTGAGGTAGCGCCTTCGATTTGAAGTTTGATGTTCAGGGCGTTCTGGAAGTTCTGATAATGAGCAACGGCCCGGTCTGCGGCGCCCGCATACTGCATGTCCATGCTGAACGAGCGGTAGAGGACATAATCCAGCAGGACAGACAGGTATGCCGGGCTGATTGGTATGACCTGCGTATAAGCGTCGATATCGGCCGCGGCGCCGCCCGTCGGGTCTGGGATAAACTCGGGCATGATTGAGGCTGTGATCTCGATCTGCCCCGCGCCGTCGTTGCCGGGGTAGACATAGAAAACGCGCGGGTTCAGGCCATCGGTGATGATGTGGCGCACGATGGGCGAGAAGGGGGCATAGAAGCTGGCTGTGTGCCAGTCAGGCATGTGTGCGTCCAGCGTGTCCCGTTCGATGGGTGTCACCACAAGGCCGCCAATACGAGGGGTCACGCCTGCGGTGCTGGTGATGTTGCGGTGCGCGCGCATGATCTGCTGGCCTTCGGGCAGCTCCTGATAGGTGCCTTCGGTCAAAGCGATCACAATGGTCTGGGAAAGGGCTGTCGGCTTGTAAAACGATATCTCGCGCAGTGCATCGTTCAGCCAATCCAGCTGGTCGATAAGGGGCCAGCGCGTTGATCCAGCGTCTTGGAGGATCACGCGGGCGCGTGCCAGCACGTCTTTAGCGGTGATAGGCATGGCACGGCCCCTTGGATTTAGTCAGCCTTCTTGGCTTTGGCTGCATCGCCCTTGGTGGGCTCTGCCTTCTTCGTATCAGCCTTTGCCGATGCGGCGGCAGGCGCTGGGTGCGACGGCGGGTCGGCCTTTTTGGTCGCGGGCTTGGCGGCTTCGGCCTTCTTGGGATCTTCCGTCTTGGCGTCGGCCTTTTTGGTCGCGGGTTTGGCGGCTTCCGTTTCGCGGCGGATGCGTTCGGTGCGGATCTTGTTTTCGACATCAACGCGCCGCGCGGCCCTGTTGGGCAGGCGGTCGAACAATTCTTTGAACGCTTCGCCCAGATCGCTTTCTGTCATGGACGCAAGCGCGTCTGCTTCAGCTTGGTCCTCGCTCTTTTCGGCGGCGATGATTTCTGCGGCGTTTTTGGCTGCGTCCTCGGAGTCCTTGGCGCTGAATATCTCGAACCCTTCGGGAACGGACAAGAACTGCGCGACGTGGGCCTTGTTGCTGACCTCGGCAACATGAACGGAAGGATCGCCCTTGTGAGGCTGGAAATCATATGCCCCGCCAGTCAGGCTGACTTTGGTGCCGCCTGCGCGCAGGATTTTTGAACGAATGAGCATCGGGGTGTCTCCGGGGCTGTGGTTGATGGATGATGCGGCCCCTGTGGTTGGGGGCCGCTACTCGGTTCAGTAAACGAAGCTGACCACCAGTGTGAGGGACTTGTTCGCGCCAGCAGCGACGTTGCCAGACAGGGCCACACCAATGCCGCGGTGAACAGATGCTGGTGCAACGGCCAAGCACTTCGATACAGCCGCAGCAACCTCAGTGTTGTTGACCGATTGATCGTCGAACAACTCAACGCCTGCTGTGCGGGTCTCGTCGTTTTGACCGGCTTGGCCGTCCATCAGGCCAATATCGGCCGTGATAGCGCCCAGCCCCAGAGAAATCTCGGTAGCACTGATAATCTGCGCGTAGGCAGGCAGGATGCCGATTTCCAGAAGATCGTCGGCAGCGGTGAATGTCGTGGTGAAGTCGTGCTTGAAAATCGCGACGCCGACGATACCCGCTGCCTGCGGATTTGGAGGCGATTTGTGCTTCACGCTGTGTGATTGGATAAGGGACATTTCGTCTCTCCTATGGTCGGATGGTTGCAGGTGGTTAGCAATCAGGGGCCAAGGCGCTTGCCCTGCCCCTGATCAGCCCTGATTTAGGCGTTCTTGGGCGATTTGGCGTAGGTGTCGAGTGCCATCACGCCAAAGTCGCGGTTGTTGAACCGAGTCTTTTTCATGCCGCAGATGGTGCCTGCGATCACGATGGGCTCGTTGTCACCGTCAACCAGCTTTTCGAACCAAGAAAACTTGGCACCCTTGGGCGTGCCGTATGCGACAACCCCAGCCTGACGGCCCATGAACAGGGCTCGGGCGGCGGGCAGGTCACTTCCTGTGCCATAATCGTTGAAACGAATGGCCGATTTGTGCGTGTGCAGGATCGTGTTGTTGATCATGCCCAGGCCACCACGGAAGATCTTGTTCTTGCTGCCCTCGGCTGCGGCTGCGGCTTTTTGCAGGTCGAGCCACCCCGACGCGCCTGTTGCTGTGCGCAAATCATGCTCTTGAAAGGGTGACAGCACCGTCACGTAGCGTTCCTCACCTTCCACCATGACGGGCATCATGTTTGCCGTCTCAGGATCAGTCGCGCGCATCATGTTCGCCTCTGTGGCGGCCATTTCGATCACTTCACGGCTCATTTTGTCGGCGGCGGTGATTGTGGCTTTAGAAGTGGCGCTTCCAGCGTAAAGGATGTGCGCAGAGTCAGGAGCAGTCAGTGCGTTTCCGGCGCGGCCAGTGTAGCCGATAGGGAATTTGTTCATGTCCTCGTTCATCCCGCGCGCACCGGACAGGTAGATGAACATCAGCTGATCCATGTATTCGGACCAGTAGTCGCCCAATCGGTCGCGAGCAACCTTGCGCATGTCATGCGCCGTGCGCTTCCGGGTCATGCGGCCACCAGCCGACACGCCTTTGCGCGTCTGGTCGATAGCAACTTCGTCGGAATAGAAGCGCAGGTTTTCTTCGGTGCCTTCAACTCGACCATCACCCTCGATCGGCGCGTCCTTGAGTTGGACGGACAGATCGAAGCTGATCCGGTCGCCTTGATCCGATTCAAGATCAGTTTTCTGCTCGATCACGTTGTTCGAGCCGACGCCAATGAATTTCTTGCTGAAGTAGGACTTCGAAAGAGCGTCGACGGCAAGGTTTGCCGCCCATTTCTTCTGAGCCTTTACGTCCCCAAAGGGGATAACGGTCTGAGCCATGATGTGTCCTCATGTTGGCTAAAAACTACCAGCACAAGCACATCATGCGCTTCTGTACCTAAGCACCTACCACATGTGGTGGTTGGTGAAAAGTTATTTCATGCAAAGAAGGATGCGGCCCCGGATCAGTCGGGCAGAACTTCGTCGTGGGCGGCCTCGCTGTTCGCAAGCAATCCGCCCGCGCGCGCGTGACTGATCCGCACGTCGATGGGGGCCTCGATGGATAGCCGCAGCTGATCCTTGCCGCGGACGTGCTTCACAACGATGATCGTGTCGCCTATTGCAATGCTGTCGCCTGTCTTGACCTTGAATGTGACCATGTTCCTGCCCCTCTTTTCTATGACCAGGCCGCCCGGTTCTTATGTCCGGGCGGCCTGCTGTCCCTGCCGATCTGGCGGTTACGCCTGGGACGAATAGCGGTCGCGTTCTTCCGGCGACATGCGGGCCATCGCGGCCTCGAACCCGTCGTGATCGTCGCTTTCCTCCAGGGCGCGGAGTGCGGAAAACTCATCATCGTTGTCGGTGATCTCTGAGGCCGGCGCATAGGCCAGTGTGCGGGGCGGTGATCCTAGATCCTCCCCTTTGGGCGCGGTGCGCTGCTGCGCCGTGCCTGCGGCCTTCATCTTGGGCACGCCCTTCATGCCGATGCGCTGGGCTTTGACTTCCAGCAAGGCGTGTGCGTTCTCCAGCTGCTCGGCAAAAGACATGCCAGCATAGTCCGGGTCGGCGGTGACATCGAGCACGATGCGGTTAAGCGCTTGCAGGACGCGCTGGTCGGCTGAGAACTCCGGGTACTTCTGCATGTGCTGCTCTACAGCGCTTTCCCAGAGCATATCTTCTTGCCGCTCCTGCTGCGCCGCAACGTGTTTTTGCACACGCGCCTCGGTCACGGTCTCCTCCAGCGCATCTATTTCGGCGGCAAACTCGTCGTCGGTCAGGTCGCCATCGTTGAACTTGTCGAGCAGCGCCTTGCGATCATCCTTGTACGCATTGAGGGTTTGCTCCGCCGCCTGCGTGTCGATGCGCGGCGCGGCCTGCTGCTGTTCCTGCGGTGCCGGATCAGGCTCGTTTGGGTCAACGGGATCAATCTTGGGCGCGGGCGCACTAGATTCGTCGCCATCGTCGCCATCGTCGCCATCGTCGTCACCAGCCGCCGCTGCGGCCTTGGCGTCAACATCATCCTCGCCGCCTGTCGGGTCGCTGTCGTCCAGCACACCAGCGTCGTCTCCATCGACCTTGAGCGCCGCGCGTTCTTCTTCGGTCAGCATTTCTTCATCATAATCAGCCATGTGTTTTCTCCTGCTTCTTGGTGTGAATTGCGATGCGGTAGGCGTGCTTCCAGCCATCGCTCCAGTTGACGTGAGCGCCCGGCCAATCGTCGGGCCCAAAGGTAACGTCGGGATCGTGCGGGTTGTCTGATAGCGGCTTGTCTGCTTTGAAAGCATCTTGACCGGCGATGTAGGGTGGGGGGTTGGTCATTTGGTTAAATCCCACCGTCAGATTCGCGGCGGCTGGCACAGAGGTTGTGCAGAGTCATTGTCAGCAACCCCGCCGCCTCCACCGCGTCAGTGGTGCTGAACCCGGTGACGTAGGCACCGCCCGCCACGGAGCCAGCGTAGCACAAGGATCGCAATTCGCCGCTCTCGGCCTTCGCCAACAGGATTTGGCAGGTTTCGACCAGATCAGGGTCTGCCGCTGCGGTGCCTATTCTGCTGATTTCTGCGTTCACGCCATCATCCCTTCATCTGCCAGGGGCCTCGGCGCGTCACCTTGCACCGCCTGCTCTTGCTGGGGTGGTGGTGCAGCTTCCTGCTGCATCGGCGGCCGCTCCGGCATGGGCGGAGCGGCCTGCGGCGGCGGTGCGCCTTTGAAGCCGCTTTCGGCTAAGATCACGTCAGCCATGTTAGCGGTGCCGGGACGCCCTGACATCATCGTGGCGGCGGCCTCCAGCGCGCGCACCTGCGTATCCACGTTGCTGTTGGCCGTCATGGCGAGGATTCGCGCGACCTCAGCGGCGATCTTCTCGCCCTCGATCTTCGCCTTCATGGCCCGCGCCTGCTTCTCGGCTGCGCCAGCCTCCTTGTCGGCTACTTCTGCCTTTGCTGCGCGCATCTGCATAGCTGCCTGCAACTGCTTCATCTCGTTTCGTTGGACGGTTTCGGGATCGGGGTTCTCGGGGTCCGCGTCTGGATCCTCGGCGCCTGTCACCTGACGGATGCGCTTGACCAATTCCTCCTGCATTGGAATGTCCATCGTCTCCACAAGGATATCGAGGGTCGCAGCGATAATTTCCGGGCTGGTCGGGGCCACCTGCATGATGAACTCAATCAACTGGTTCACCTGCGCTTGGCGGATCGTGCTGTTGAAGTCGTCCTCGCTGATGATGTAATCGGCCTTGGTGCGGACGATATCGTTCTCGGGCAGACCGTCGTTGACCTTGATGTATTCCGGGTTGCCGCGCATGTTCGTGATGCGAAACTCTTTTTCGTCAGGGATGAACTGCTCGATCAGCGAAAGCTGCTTTTCCCCGATGATCTGCCGGGCAAATCGGAGGTTGTCGAATATCCCGGCTGTGGCCAGTGAGCCTTGGTCCTGGCGTGCGATGATCGCCTTGCCGCTGGTCGCGTTGGTGGTGCGACCCATGCTCTCGTCAGTAATCCCGCTGATTTGTTGGATCATGCTGATACTGCGGCTCATCAGCTCAAGGTGCGCGGGCGCTAGGTCGCGGTCCACGCCCATGGTCAACTCGTGCCCGCGCTTTTTCACAATCACAGCGTCAGGCCGTGCGGCCTCCTCGCGGTATTCGTCCACGTCGGGCACAGCGCCTTCATCCATTATCGTCTTGTTGGTGGACAGAATGTAGAGCGCCTTGGACGCGCGCTTGTTCAAATCTGACTGTGGGTCGCGCATGGACCGGATCACACCATAGGGCATGTTATCTGAATCGCGGCGATAGCACCAAACCGGCGTGAAGGGGAAGCGGTTGTGTCGATACGGCGACTTGGCAAGGTAGAGCAAGCCCTTCTCTGTGAAAATGGCGACGTGCATCCGCATGCGCACCTTTCGCACCACCTCTGACTTGCCCATCAGGACATCGTTGACATGGCCCATGCTGCGCGTGTCGTAAAGCTCGCCCGTGAATTGGCCGCCCTTGATGTACTGATCCTCAACGGGCACGCGGAACCATGCCTCAATGACGCGGACGCGGGCACGTTCGCCTGGCGCGTTTTCAGGATCGTTCAGATATGATCCCAGATAGGCGGTTTCCGTGCTGTCCATCGCCTCATCGCCGGTGGCGCTAAGCGATTGCAGAAAATCAGAGGTCGTGGACACCGCTCTGCGCACCTCGTTGGCCCGGTCTGCGAACATCGAGCAAGCAATATCCTCATCCATCCATTTGGTGCGGAAAATGTAGCGGCCATCTGACAGATCGGCCTCTTGCGCCATGCTATCCCAGAGTATGTTGCGCCAAGTCTCGCGGCGGGAGTAGATCGGCTCTCCCTCGTCGTCCTCTTGCACACCCGTCTCCAGCCAGCCCACGCCGGTCTTGACCGCATCTGCGAAGGCGGCGCTGACATGAAACTCCTGGCGATTGACGTCGGCCACGTACTTCATAATCTGGGTTTTGCGCTCGGCACCCTTGCCGCCCTCTTTCTGGCGGGGCAGGACGCGGTAATCCGTGCGGCCGCGCTTCTCGGTGCCCAGCATCCAGTTGATCGCGGTGGCAATGACGTTGAAGGACAGGGGGTGCTGGCCGCGATCGGTCAGGGTCTTTATGTCCTGCGCCGTCCACTGCTGATTGTCGTAAAAATCCACGTCGATGGATTGCTGGGTCCTGTTTTCCTCCTGCCGTGCCAGCTCGCGCCGATAGTGGCTGAGCATGGTCCGGAACAGGTTTTGGTGCGCATTGTCGTCCAGATTGGATTTATGGCGCTTCACGGTCGACGTCATGGCCGGGCTGGTGTCCAGCCGGTCAAGAGGATCGTCAGAGCGTTTCCGCCCCTTCACTTCCATTTGGCCGGCATAGGCCGGATCGTCGGATTGCTTAAACATCGCCCATAATCTCCGCTTCTTCGGTCCTGCCGGTTTCGGTGTCTGTTTTGGTCACTTCGGCCACCACGCGGCGCTCCCAATCTGGCGTCAGCGGCATTTTCAGCAGATCGCCCAGATGCTCTCGAACGAGGGATGTGATGTGGATCAGCGTTTTAGGATTGTTCGGGTTGAAGCCCAGAGCGGCGGCAAATTGATACGACGCGATTGCGCAGTGGCGGCCTTCTCCCACACGCTCATCCCAAAGATAGGCATGCTCCATCGGCACAATGCAGGGGGTCACACGCTCGTGCGTCATGCGCGCATTGGTCGGGACCAGCACCATAGCCGGGCGGCCTGTGGTCAGGATCCACGTAAAAATCACGGTGATATCGCCGCATACCCGCGTGCCGTTCTCAGCGCGGTGGTCATAGTCCAGGTCGATCACTGGTCTTGCTTCGCTGGTCATACCGCCATGCCCCCCTTAGGCTGCTTTGCTCGTGATTTCTTGAGTTGTTGCCAAGCCGCGCCAGCGCGAAGGCCGGGGTCGAAACCCTGCGCCCATTGGCGAAATGCGTCGGCGGCCTCACTGTGGCCATCCAGCTTTTCAGGCTCGTCGGAATAGGCACCAATCCGGGCGTTCCACTTTTTCTTATACTGGTCGAGGTGCTCGATCCCTGCGGCGCAGCCCACTTCATCGAACCATGCTTCGGCAAACTTCGCGCGGGTCAGCTCAATACCATGCTGGAGGTGCTGGACACGCGGCACAATATTAAAGGTCCAGTCGGGCGCGATGTCGGACAGGATATCCATGGGGCATGCCACGGTGTCGGCCATCTGGCGTATATGGGTGGCGTCATGGGGTAGGTATTGGTGGCCGAACAGATATCCGGTGTCGCGCAGCTCCTTGACATACCACTCGTAGCCTTGAGCCCAATTCTCGATGTAGCGGATGAAGCGCGATTGCGTGCCGACATGCTGCATCAGCCAGATGCCGGTGCCGTCTCCTGATCCGATATCCCAGAAGGTGTCGACCGGGACGTGACTGACGTGCGGAACGCGGCCAATGCGGCCTTCCACACGGGCGCGGGCGATCTGCGGGGAGTAGAACGTGCCCTCGGTCGTCCGCATCCAACATTCGCCGGGCGTCGATGGATACTCGCGCCACATCTTTTCCTGATCGCCAGACTGTTCGGATTCGCGCTTGGCGACGTACCATGCGCGCTGTGCCAGCGTCAGCCGCACACCTGCATCTAGCTGCACCTGATCGAAATACTCATGGTCCGCGGCAGACATGATCGGGTGGTCGCGCACGTCGTCCAGCCGATATTCCGGCATGATGAACCATGGGAAAAAGTGAAACCGGAACTCCATCTTTCCCAGAGGGCGGCCATTGATGTTGGCTGCGCGCTTCTCTGATCGGGTGGCAATCTGGAAAAACTCACCGCTTCGGCCCTCGGCGGTGCTTTCGATGATCGCAATTCCGGTTGCCGGGACAGCGGGCAGTGATCCGGTGACGATTTCCACGGCCTTCTGCGGGTATTTGGCTGCGATCTTGCCCATCTCCGATATGTGCAGGCGATGGATGGTGCCGGATCGCATGGACGTGGCGACGCGGATACTGCTGTTGTTGAGGAACACCAACTCGCTCTCGGTCTTTTTGGTGGTCGGGTTCAGCGCGCGGATCTCGGGCGGCAGGTTGTCGTAGGCGAATTTCACCTTGTCGCGGAAAATCACACCAGCATCATCGAGGCTGTGGGCAATCATGCCGACGCGCTGGTCGGGCGTGAACATCGCATGGTCGAGCCACATGATTGCAACTAATGAAGTGAACCCAAGCTGCCGGGCCTTGAGGATCACGTTGCGGTAGTGCAGGCGCTCAATAAATGCGCGCTGTGCAACGTTGGGTATGAACGGCACAACGGCGCCTAACTGATGCTCGTCGTCCTTGGTCATCAATTTATACAGCTGGCCGCTGAATATCCTCCAGCGCCACGATTGCAGTGCCAGCTCCCAATCGGCCGCGGTGACGGGCACGAATGACTCGTCGACCTCGGCCAGTGTGATTGAGCGCGCGGCTACCATAATCAGCCTGTGAAGCCATCTTCGGGGGCGAAATCGCCTCGTGTCAGAGCGATCGACACGCGCAACATCGCCACGATGGTGTATACCTCGACCTCGGCCTCGTGGATTATGGCCACGCCGACGTATTCACCCTTGGCCATATCGGCTAGATCGAGGCGCAGGAACAAGCCGCCCATGATGCTGCCCCACTCGAAAACCGGTGACAGGGGCGCGTCCATGCCCAGATCCTCGATGATTGACGCCTCCATGGCCCGGACTCCGCGCAGATCTTCGTGCGGGGCGCTCATGTCTGGCCTACTTTGTCGAGCTTGGTCGACAAAGTGAACGTGACGAAATCGGCTTTATCCGCTCTCGCGTGTTGTCGGGCAAAATAGCTATTGCGAAAGCCTTCAACCAATTCCTCCATTGTGCGCTTGGCCAGATTGGGGGTTTTTCGGGTCACTGTGCGTTTCATGTAGTTTCCCCTACGTCGGATCCATTTTTGAGACGCCAAACAATTTGGCTTTTGCCGTATCGGCCATCACGGCGCGTGCCGCTGTCCCGGATCTTGTCGTCATAGCGCAGCTCGGACAGGCGCGGGCGCACGCTGCCGTAGGGCCTGCCAATGAAGTCGGCAATCTCGTCAGCGGTCATGCCCTGGTTGACGCGTAGAGCGTTGATAACAAGATGCTGGATGTTCAGCTTCTTTGCGCCCATGGAGGCGGCTGCGGCGTGGCTGGTGTCGGTGCGCTGGTAGCCAACATGGTGATCTGGTGTGTGCGGCATCACTCATCCCCCTCGAAAACGAGCCTGAACGAATTTTCCTGCATTTTGGGATCCATCACGATTGGCACGCGGCACCCAGATAGGATGTAGACGGAGCGCTCGGCCTTGTTGCTGGCGTTGAGGTCAAGACTGGCGTGCTTGGCGCGCAGCATTGGCATGATAGCGGTATGGGCTGCGACGATTCCCTTGATCTGCTTTGGCGGATTGCGGACCAGCATAGGCGGCGCCGCGTCGGTGCCGATCGTGTCCGACATTCGATGCTCGTCCATTGCCTCCCAGATGTCTGCGACGGCGTTGCTCATCGCGTAAAACAGCTTTTTCGCAAATTCCTGATCTCCGTCCTCGCGCTCGACTGTGATCAATCCGTTCTCATGGCTCGACATAGCCATCCCCCTGCATTTCGGGCGGCACATCATGCGCGGCCTCGGTCGTGGTCGTGGTCGTGGTCTTGGCCTGCGTGAGGTTGAATCCCGCAGGTGCCGGATCGTCAGGGACAACTGGCACGGCCTGCGCTTCGCTCATAACGCGGCGGGCCAGCGCTTCGAGGGGGTTGATCACCTCGTCGTCCACCTTCGCTGTGAACATTCCCAGGTGCTTCGCCAGCTTCTCCAGCGCGGCGAAACGGTCAGCCAGCTTGACCTCGATGCCGTCCTTGGTTTCCTTGATGCCGTCGTAGAGCATCATGGCGGCGGGGCTCATCAGGTCTGTATCTGTGATGGTGGTGATTGCTCGGCCACCGATACCGTTGCACTCGGGGCAGTCGTTGTTGGGAGTGCTGGTGGAGTCGTATCCATATCCGCCGTCGTCATTTGGGACGCTGGGGTCGCTGATCCTGCCATCGCGGATCGCTTCTTGCATCCCCGCCATCGCCTCAGTGTCCATGCCAGATGTCAGCTTGGCCATGGCGTGATCAAACGCTTCACGGTACTCGCGCGGTGTCCGCCACTGGTATTCACCGCCGGCGCCGTAGCAGTATCGGCAGGGCGGGCGGCGGTGCTGGACGATATCGGTGACGGGCGCGGTGGCGGTGGTCCAGTAGCGCAGGGCGATCTGGTCGTGGCCCATGTCGTAGTCGCGCACGAATATCTGGTGATGCAGGCGCATGACCTCGCGCACATCCGGGCGTTTCAACAGCCGGGAACCGAGCGTATACGAACTGCGCTCCGTGCATTGATTTCCGGCCTCACGGTAGGCAAGTCCAATGCCTTCGTGGAGGGCGTAGCGCTCGACAAAGCGGCGCTCCTTGACGCTCATCTTGGCCAAGAGCGCGTCGCGCTGTTCTTCGAGGGTGACGGGCAGCGGCGCAGGCTTCTTGGGCGCCGCGCGCTTGCGCTTCGTCGCTGGTTTCGCCTTTGCCTTGGGTTTAGGTGTGCGCGCCACGAAAAATCCGCCCGGTGGTGTTCCGGGCGGACGTTACCATGTAGCAACATGTTGCGCAATCGTCGCGTTTTTGGGACTACATCTTGTGGTTCAGCGTGCGACGAGCGTGTTCCATTCTATCCCGCGCTCGTCGTATCGCCATCCTTCGCATGGACCGATAACCTCTATCGCATCGCGATTGGTGATCGGTTCGATGAACGCCTGCCGATGCTTGCAGTATGTCAGGCCGTAGTATTCGAGCCCGTCTGGCTTGCGCAGGACAATCATCGTGTAAGCTGCGGGCTTCCTCGTCATCGAGTGGATGGTCTTTGCGTCTGAAATCACGTCACAATCTCCTGAATCTTAACATTTGGCGACATCATCGCCGCTTATGCCGCGGTCTCTTGCCGGTAGGCTGTGGCGATGCTGAACGACTGCCATGTGCGTCTGACGCCGAGGTATCGTGCAGCGGCCAGATCCTCGATCACGCTGTAGAGGCTTGGAACCATGAACGCCCTGCCATCCGGTGAGGGCTGACCGGCAATGCCGTTGCCAACGCAGCGAACCCATGTGCCGTTGCTGTCGCTGTAGCGGCGCTTGGCCCACTGGACGATGCGCAGATAGCGGTCGTGGTTCGGCATGCGGCGGGTGAGCGTTATGGTGGTGTTTTTCTCGCTTGCGCCATGGAGTTTGTTTGCGCGCTCGCGGGCCAAGCCTGCGTTTTCGGCAATTACAGTGCCAAGATATGATCCATGGCTCCGAACTTCGTATAGGTTCATCTCGTGTAGGTTCATGCTGTGTCTCCCATCCATCCGATGCGCGTCAGTTGCGCGTCTGCTTCGGCGTAGGCGGCGCAGAACGCCGCTTCGGTGCTGTGTGGGCCGGTGGCGGCGTAGGCCAGCCACCGGACGAGGTTGAAGCGCAGATCGTCCATCATGCGCCCTCGATCATGTGTCCGAAATGTTCTTCGACGACCTCGGCGGGCGTTTTGAGCACGCGCCCATCCTCATTGCGGGGTGATGCTGCAATGGCGTTGTGGTAGTCCACAAATGCTTGCGTCGGGCAGGCAATGCCGTTGGTGGAAACAAGGCCCGCATTTATTCTGCGTGCCTTAGCTGCCGCGATCATATCAAGTGCGCTCATTGTGTCTCTCCGGTTGTGGGCGTCTGCCCGTTGGTCCTGCCTCTACTATAATGACACATGTAGCAACATGCAAGCACTATCCAGACCCTACCTGCGCGGTGATGCCTCTCGAACCTTCCGTCCATATTCGGCCTCGAAATACTCCACGATTGAGATTGTCTCTCGCCAGTTGCCCTTTCTGCCGCAAATGTTTTTGTCCCGCGTGCGCGCAGGTAGCCCAAGCAGCACGCGCCTATGGGCGACTGCGCTGACGTGGCTGTATCCAAAGTGCGACCGAATATCGGATACAGCAACACCTGCCGTCCACATGCGCGTGAACGTATCATTGTCGACCTTTTGATTGCATATCTGGTTTCGCGCCCGGCTGGGAAGCCCAAATGTTCGGGCCTTGAGGCTGACGGCCTGTCGGGTCACGCCCAGCCGGTCGGCAATGCGCGCGGTCGGTATGTCGAGGCGTGACCACAGCGGCTCAAGTGCCTCGCGGGTGATGTGCTTGAGTGGCCTATATTTCATGAGTCCATCTCCGTTTTGGCCTTAATCTTAACTTGTGGCCTGCTGTTTCTGCTATTTGTCGTGGCTGAGTGGGCTCATGCCGCGACTTGCCCGCGCATCCTGCACCAGCTGGTTCTTGGCGCGGCTTTTGCGCAGTGCCTGCATCTTGGGGCTGTCTGGTGGCTCGGTCTCGGTCCAGTGCGCGACCTTTGCGGTTATGGCGCGTGCGGCCAGTTCCTCGCGTGTTCTGACACACGGCCCGTTGCGCACGGCCTCGAAATGCTTTGGCGTGAAGCCTCCGATTTCGCAGATCGCGTTGGCCTGATCTGGGGTCATTGGCCTGCGGTTCATTTCCGCCTTTTCCTCGGCTTGGCGATCAGCGGCCTTACGGCGGGCGGCCAGTTCGTTGGTGATCGGCTCCATCGCCCGCTCTGCCAGCAGCACAATTTCGGCGGGGCTGGGCCGACGTGGATGCGTTCGCACCCACTGGCTGAAGGCTCGCTTGATGGCCCAGCCCGGCAGATCGCGCAGGGCCTTACGAAATTCATCCAGCACGCCTGCACGCTCGGCTGGCGTCCAGTCTGGGATGAACCCGAGATTGATCACCGTGTTGGCACGTTCAAGGATCATCGCATCGACGGCGGCTTTGTCGGGATCACCACGGAGACTCGTCGTCAGTTCCGAGGTCAATTTCTCCCGCACGGAGACGACGCGTGGTTTCTCGCAGGGTATCATCAAACTGTTGGTGCTGCTGCTTTGCTCGTTCATTTCTAGTTCCTCCGGTGGTGGACGTTGGGGTGAGCTGCTGATTGCTGGCAGCGGCTAGATTTCCGGCCAGGCGCTCCATGGGCTTGTTGAAAAATGAGAATGATCCGGGTGGTCCGTCAGTTTTTTTTGACATGACAAATTTGATTTCGTCCAGAATCTGATCTTTGGTCAGATGGAGGTCGAACATCCATTTTTTGACGGTGACCATTTGCGCTTCGGTGCCGAGACGGCCGGATCCTCTGCCGGTAAATCCTGAGACTGGATCTGCACCACACAGTTTGTTCAGCGTTTCCCTGAAGGTCAGATTTTCCGCCTCGCGCGCACTACCACCACCACCTCTTACTTCTGTATCTGTATCTGTATCTGGAAAAGATGGTGGCACATGCTTTTGTAAGTCTTTGTTTTTGTTGTGTCCGCGTCCGTTTTGCGCGCGATTATCTCGATATTTACTCTGGATTATCTTCTCTTTATCTGCGCGTTTATTCGAGATAATCCCCAGATCACTGTAAATCTTACCTGCGTCGAGCAGTGATCTGCGTATGGTATTCCACTTTCGGACAGAGCATCCGAGATGCCCGGCTATGTAATGAGGGTCGTCTGGGAGGCCGCGTTTGCCCATCATATAGATGAGGTCCAACAGCATGGAATACGCGCCCTTGGCCTCCAGGGTCATGCCCGCAGTGCCGTCAAAAAAATCTCTTGGATACCGCGGGTAATATGGAAGGGCGTTGTAGCTCATCCCGAATGATCCCGTTCAGGATTGACGGTCCCATTTGCATTGGGGTAGTATCCGGTCTCAGCCATATCCTGATCCTTTCTCGATCGGGTTGTGGTTAGGGGCCGAGTCGGTGGTTGCTCACCCCTCGGCCCCGAAAATCTCCAGACCAATCTAAACACCGCTTCCGTCGACCTTGCAACATGTAGCATCATCGAAGTGGTCTATCTCACAAGATCAGTTTCCCTTGATCGTCGTCTCGTCCCGTCTCGCGAAAAAGCCTCCGCATCACAGTTTCCCCCTGCCAATCCCGGTCCCAGACCAGCCAGCCATTGCGCTGTGGCGGTGAGCCGCCGCCTCGGAAGTCGATCTTCCAGCAGCAAACGTAGGCGCGGCTGACGGGAAACCGTGCGTGAATCTCGTCCATCCCGTTGATGCGGGCGGCGATCCAGTCCCAATTCAGCAACATGGCGGCATAGCGCACGCCCAGCGCGTCGATATGCTTGAGCCAGCGCCCATGTCCGTCGCGCGCGCTGACCTCATTGTAGGGCGGGTTGGTGATTAGGACGGATGCGGGCGGATCGCTCCAGTCGTAGAACGGCTTGACCTGTGTGCCGGGCCATCCGCGATCGACAATATCGCTGCCGATCACATCAAAGCCTTGGCGCTGCAATTCTCTGGCCATGTGGCCACCTCCAACAGCAGGCTCCCAGACCGGACCGCCTATCTCGCGGATTCGCGGGCCTTCGGCTGCCAGGAATGCAGCTGTGGCGTCGGGCGGCGTTGGATCATAGTCCAGCGGATCACGAATTTCCTGCGGCGCGCGTTGATCGTGCAGGTCGGCAATGATTGCTTGTGACGGGTCTATAACGCGCTTTGCCTTAGTGGCGCGAAACAGGCTCTTTGCTGATGCGGCGCTCATCGGTTCCGTCCCCAATAATGCCCGCGCACATCCTCGCAGCCGTAGTCCTCATCGTGGATCATTATTTCGTTGGTGTTCACACATATTGTGTTGATCGAGACACCCCATTTTTTCGACAACTCCGCCAAGGTCATGCCGCGCTTGCGGTCACGGACCTGCGCCAGCAGGCGTTCGTCGCTTTCTCGCCCGCCCCGCTTCATTGGCAAACCTCCCACGATAGGCGCAAACGATCCAGAATGTAGGATATGCACGGCACGGCCATGCTGTTGCCATATGCCTTGTATTGGTTGCCATCGGCGGCGGGCTTGTTGCGGCAGGTGATCGCCGCGTGATCGTCAGGGAAGCCCTGCAATCTGGCACATTCGACGGGCATGAGCCGGCGCGCGATCGGGCCAGTCTGCACCGCCGCATATCCCTGTCCAAGCTTTCCACCACCTTTGGACAGCGCCGGCACAACGCCCGCGATGCGGACCGCACCCTGCTGGTTCTCTGCAAACGCCACCACGGGCGTCCCTCGGCCCGAACCGTCCTCTGACGCATCGTGCCCTTCGGCAGTGAGGCTGTGCGTCGTGTCGCCGCCAACTGCAACGTATGAGCGCGAAGAACCCCCATCAGCGGCGCGCAGGCTGACTGACTGCCCGACGCTTTCGATCTGAGCACCATGCTCTCGGCCCCGAAGGTCGAAGGCCACCGCCGCATGCCCGCCTGCGTTCTGGTGGCTCCTGTGGTGTCCCATGCTGCGCAGCGGTGGCGATGCGCCGGTTGTGTCGTGCTGCACCTCAGTACCTTTGCAGTCGAACGCGACCATGTTCTGCGTCTCATCCCCAGCCGGGCCCCCGCTGCCTTTCGACCACTTGGACGATACCGTGCCCGCGATAGCGCCGTGGTGGCCTTCGACCAGACCAGATCCGCCTTGGCTGAATATCTCTTGGTTGCTGGCCCCAATGCCACCCGTATTGTGCGACTGGTTCAGGGCTGGGTGCGGCCCTCCGCTCCAATGCGAAGCGCCCGCTCCAGCAGCCCCGGGAGTTTTTTCCCCCGTTTCTCGGCGCGGCGGATGATCCCCGCGCAGGCGGTCTGGCTCAAGAAGTATTTGCGCGGGATCGCAGCAGTTTCCAAAATCGACGACAACGAACACGCGGCGGCGCCGCTGCGCCACTCCGAACCATTGGGCGTCAAGAACGCACCATGACGCCCGTGCCCTTGGCCCCTGCACCATACCTTCACTTGGCCATGTGCATCGGTGGTGTGGCTCGGCAATGATGATTTCCCCGGTAGGCTCGCCTTCGTCGTCTCTGACTTCGTATTCTCCGCCTTTGTGCCATTTCCAGAAGGTGCTGGATTTTCCTTTTCGGGGGCAAGGCTCTGGTAGGATGGCATCCACTGCGCCGACAATTCCTCCCAAGAAGCACCCAAAGGCGTTCCCTTTGTCGCTGAGGACTCCGGGCACGTTTTCCCAGAGGACGGCGAGCCGCCCATCAGGTCGAGCATCGGCAATTGCATGGCACGTCTCCACAAATTTCAGGGTGAGGTTGCCGCGTGCATCAGCGGTCCCGCCGCGTAATCCCGCGACAGAAAAGGCTTGGCAGGGAGTGCCAGCCACCAACAGATCCGGCAGGGGAACACCACGCGACCGCGCCAGCTCAGGAGTCACTTCGGTCATGTCGCCCCAGAGCAGAGGATCGCCTTGGTTGTGATCCTCGGGTAGGCAATACCCGAACCGCTCGGCCAGCACGGCACGCGGGAATTGCTCTATCTCAGAGGCCAGACGCCAATCGACCCACGGGGCTGCGACTTCGGGCGCTCCGATGCCGCTGCATAGCGTCCAGCCGATCATTTCCCCGCCCTCTGCAATTCGATCTTGCGGAGGGCTATTGCGCCGCGCTGATCGTCCGTGATCTGGCGTCCATCCAGCTTGATCTGTGCGAGGAACCCGTCGACCTCGGCGCTGCTATCCAGCGCGCCTATTCGGCTCTCTATTGTCGATAGCCTGCGTTTCGGCAACATGGCGGCCTCACATTCAAAGGGGTTGGGGTTGGCCCGCGCCGGGTTGGCGCGGGCGGGCAGCCTATAAGTCCGTCAGGCGACTGGGATCCAGCCCGCACATGCGATCGAGGATATTGCAGGCCATGTGGGCGGCGCAGATTGCATGGATGATCGGGCGCCCTTCGGCATGGCACTCATCAATTTCCACCAGCAATTCGCGAAGCTCCTCGCTAATTGCCTTGATGACGGTTTTACCGGTGATGCCTTCGGCCTCGGCCTCGGCCTCGGGCTGGTGTGATGTGCGGCGCAGTGCCTTTATTCCATGTAGTTCGTTCATTATTCTGTCCTTCCAATCGGTTGATGCGGTGAGCGGGTGCCCAAGCGGATCAGGTCTCCACTATTTTGACACCCTGACAGCGCAGAATGGCTTTTTTCAGCAAATAAACGCGCGTTTTGAAGCCCTTAACATCCTCGACCACGGGGAGCCCCGCAGCGTCGATGTAGGTGAAATCTGCAATGTAATGCAGCGGCCTACCGCTCCCGCCGCGCAGTGGCTCGCCATCAAATCCGTAGAGCGGAGTTGCCACCTGCGTTTCGAGTTTCGTGATCACCCCGGCCCGTTGCAGCAGGATCAAATCGGCGTAGCGGGCCGCCTCCTTGGCGCTGTCAAATTCAACGTCACCCACCATCGTTTTGACGCTTCCATACTTGCTGGCGCGCTTGCCCTTGCCCTGACGGCCCTGCTTGCCGGCCATTTCAGCCCGGAACTGTTCGGCAGTGACCTTCACACGTAGTCCTCCAAATTTATCAGACGGCCTGTGTCCTTGCGTCGGAGTGTTCCTCGCGGCTCAATGACGGTGATCGGGCAGGCGGTAAAATGGTCGTAGATGAGGAAAAATACCCAGCTGTCTACACTGACACGCCACAAGCGGCGGCCTTTTCGATCAAGGCGACAGATAAATCCCAAGCCCGGAGCGTCTATGCCACTTTCGATAGAGCGAACGATAAAAATCCACAGCTTGCGGGCATCGACGCCCGAACCCAGCCGCTCCGATACTCGCTGACAGAAGTGCCGAAATGCACCCATCTGGCTTTCGCATATGCCAGGCACCCTACTCACGGATCAATAAACTCTGGCGCAGTAGGCGGATCAGCACGCTCCAGCCAGCTGGCCGGAGGCACCTTGCCGCGCGTCACCGTGTTGATCCGCGCCATTACCTCTAGGCTGGGGTTCCTGCGCCCCGACATGAGTTGATTGAAGAAAGCGCGGCTGATCCCAAAGTCGTCAGCCCACGCCTGCTGTGTCCGCCCCGGTTTTTTGTTTACGTAATCGACCAATCGCATGCTCGTCTCTCCTCGCTTTGCTGATATTCATGTTAGCTACTTGTTGCAGATAGTGTCAACAGGGCAGCAACAGTGTTTTTCCTCACATCCATCGTGGTGTTAGGTTAAGTATGTTGCATGAAGCAAAAGGAGGCATGACATGCGCGTGCGGATTAAAGAGATTCGGCTGGCGATGGGTATGAGCCAGAAAGATCTGGCTGACCGACTAGATATCGCGCGTCCGTACCTATCGCAGCTGGAGCGCGGTGATCGAAATTTGAACGCGACGATCAAATCGCGCATTGCCCAGGTGCTGAATGTGGACCCTGAATCGCTGATTGATCACGGTGCCCACGGGATAGAAGCCGAGGAAACGCTTCTTGAGGCGTTCAGGGCAATCGACGTTGACCAGCAAGACGTATGGCTCGACATGGCGCGCGCCGCACTGCGACGTCTATAATCGCCAAAGTACCACCATCCAACATCGCAAACGAAGGTCCGAGACGCATTTAATGCGATAAATTTTTGAGCGCCCTTAGAAACTACTTGCAACATGTTGCAACATGCGCCACCTTGCTACATGCAGCTACGGCACGATACATTGCCGTGACGATTGTAGTTTTGGAGGTACATTATGGCCGAACACGCCCACATTCCCACATTCCGTAATCCGCCGGCCCCGCATCGGTTTGTGTCCGATCACGCCGACGCCGACTGCCGCTGGTGCAACGGCACTGGCCTCATGCGGGATCGCGGACGCCTTTACGGTGATCCCAGCACGTCCTCACCTTGCGACTGCTACGATCAGCAGGCGGCAGCGCGTGAAGAAGCTGCGTCTTTCGAGCGGCATTGTGCGGACATCCGCAGGTGCGAATATCTTATGGCACAGGAAAATTCAGTGCTGGACGCGGAGGCGGACGCATGAACCGCCCCTTTCCCGGCTATGAGCCAGCGCCTACCGGAAATCTTATCGTGTCCGCCCACGATCGCCATTTGCGCGAATTGGCCATGAAAGAGGCTTTCAACGCTGACATTGAGTCCACCCATGCCCTCGATAGCATCCGCGTGGCGGAAGGGTTGACCGAGGACGACATGCAGCGCGGCACCATGGGCTACCAGTGGAAACTGGACGAAATCCGCCGCGCCGAACAGCAAATCGCCGGATCGCGCCATATCCAGCGTGTCCATCGGCAGGCGGCCAAGGATGGCAGTGGTCTAGGCCGGTTTTCCGGCCTGCAAAGCGGTGCGCTGATGAAGCAGAAGCCCGCGCCGTTCATCTGGTCCGGTCCACTTATCGTTGGCGCTTCCGTGGCCATCATTGTGGCGCTTGTTGCGCTGTTTGGGGGCTGACATGGCAAAACTTCACTTGCTCGACCAGAGCATCCGCACATGGACGCCCAATGATGAGGCTGATCCTTGCATAGCTATGATCGGCAGGAACCCGATGTTCTTTTACGGCAAGACGTCGCTTCAAGCCTACATGGCCGCAGAAAACTGGCGCAAGGAAGCCGTCCAGAAGATGGCCCGCAAGGACCATGCCGCGCGAAACCGTCTGGAAGCGCGCAGCGCAGCAAAGTCCGAGATGGAGGCCGAAAATGCGCCGTCCGACTGAAAATCCGCTCGAATGGTGGCAGCGCGCGTTGATTGACGCAGCAACGCCGAGGCACGAGGACGAGCCGCATGCGGGCTTTTACGCCCGGCGCGCAGTAAAAAACGGCCCGTTGATCCCCGTCCGTATCTATTTGCGCCAAGAAATAGATGCGGACACTGGCGACCTCTTGGCAGACGAGCACCTTGAGGCCGATGAATTGGGCCGGATCCGCAACCCGGTGCCGATCTGGACGCACCTTCGCCCGATCTTGCCCGGAGAATATCGGGCGCTTGTTGAGGCGCACCGCACAGACCCACGCATGAGCGCCACGAATGTGCCGATCAACGTGGGTGAAACACCCAGCAGACCAAGGAGAAACTGACCATGCTTGATGAACCCAATCCCCGCGCGGCACCGGGCGGGAACAACCCGCCCGATCCGACGCCCTACCGCGCTGATATTGTGGAAGCGCACAAAACCAAGGCGTCCGAGTTTCTGGACGCGGCAGGTGACTGGCTCGACCTTAAGGAAATCACCAGCGAGGAACAGGCGGGCCAGCTGGTTGATTACCTGTCCGGGGTCAAAGCGCGCATTAAGGCGACGGACGACGACCGCAAGGCCGACAAAAAACCGCACGACGATGCAGGCAAAGCAGTGCAGGCGATCTACACCCCGATTCTCGACAAGCTCAAGCTCGCGGTTGACCGCGTTACGCCGATGCAGAGCGCATGGCTGCGCAAGCTGGAGGACGAACGCCGCGCCGAGGCTGCGCGCCGCCAAGAGGAAGCCAAGCGTGTTGCCGATGAGGCAGAGAAGCTGGCGGCCGCCGCCGCAGCCCGGAATGATCTGTCCGGTGAGTCCGATGCCGAGGCCGCGCAAAAGGCCGCAGCAGCGGCGCAGAAGGACGCAGACCGGTTTGCCAAGGGCAAGACACAGGTGCGCAGCGGCAGCGGCGGTGGACGCACGCAAAGCCTGCGAACCTACGTCTATGTAGCCCTCAAGAACCCGCGCGTCGCTTTCATGGAATTTCAGGACGACCCCGCTCTGCATGAGTGCCTGACCCAGCTGGCGCAGCAGCGCGCACGCAGCGCCGCGTTCAACGCCAAGACCGACACCATCCCCGGATTCGATATCCGCACCGAAAGGAAGTAACCATGAATACAAGCATCGCCAAAGTACCGCTGCGCCAAGTGCAGGACGTTCGCTCTCTCTTGCAGAACGACGCCGCCCGCGAACAGCTTGCCGCAGTTGCAGCCCAGCACATGAACCCGCAGCGCCTTATGCGCGTGACCGCCAACGCGATCCGCCAGACGCCCAAACTCCAGAAATGTGAGCCCCTGTCCTTTCTGGGCGCGCTCATGCAGTGCGCAGCTCTGGGGTTGGAGCCAAACACTGTTTTGGGCCACGCTTATTTGATCCCATTCGAGAACAGCAAGAAGGGCGCAGATGGCAAATGGACCAAAATTCCCGAGGTTCAGCTTGTCGTCGGGTACAAGGGCCTGATCGACCTCGCGCGTCGTAGCGGCCACATCACCAGCATCAGCGCCAATGTCCACTATTCCGATGATGAAATGTGGGACTATGAGGAAGGCACGGAATCGCGCCTGCGACACCGGCCCGGCAATCAGGAAGGCGACAAGAAGCACGCCTATGCAATCGCCAAATTCACCGATGGGGGCCACGCCTACGTCGTCTACCCGTGGGCGCAGGTGATGAAGATCCGCAACGGATCGCAGGGCTGGCAGGCAGCAGTCAAATATGGAAGTCAGGACAAGTCACCTTGGGGCACGCACGAGGATGCGATGGCCAAGAAAACGATGATCCGCGCGCTGTCCAAATACCTGCCGCTGTCGGTCGAGTTTAGCGATGCGGTGCAGATTGATAGCGATGGCGGTGCGAAGGTCGATTATGCCAGCTACGCCATGAACCCGAACGATGGCCCAGCCATTGAGGGCGAGTACACCGAGGGCGGCGAAGCAGACACGCCCGACGATGAAGCGCCGAAGGAAAAACCCAAGCCCGTCGACAAGCCGAAGGCGGCTGACAAACCAAAGCCCAAGCCGCGTGAGAAGATCGACTATACCACCGGCGAGGTGACTGACGACGACGACGATAGTGCGCCAGAAACAAAGTCCGAGCCCGACAAGCCCAAAGTCACGGGTGGCGGCGCGACGAGCGAGAAAGCCCACCGAGCGACCCAAAAGCAGATCGAGGACGACCTGACTGATGGAGCACCGGCCAGCGCGGCATGGAGTTTCTATGGGGAGGCGCTGGACAAGATGAAGGCCGAGGCGCCGGAAATCTACGCCGAGGTCGAGGCCAGTCTGAACGGATCCAGCGATGAATGACCAACACGATAGCGGCCAGCCCGAGGGGTTGGCCGCATGGATTGCAGCGGGCGCGCAAGGCATGTCCGCTGGGTCTATCGCCGCGCATCTGGGCGGCCACGGCGATCAGACCGGCAGTTATCCCTCGGATGGTGGCGACTTTGGCCGCTGCGAGGATCTTCTGGATGCGGTGCCCAGCTTCCGCGCTGATCTGGCGCGCATGGCCGAGGTCAACGCCTATTGGGCGGCGCTGGTGCCATTCTGGGGGCAGATAAAAGTTTCGAGCGACCAGACGTCGATGATTAAGTCAATCATCGCGCCGGTGCAGAAGGCCGACCCCGGACATATCCCGTTTGGCGAGGGTGCAAGCCTGCACATTGGTGCCAACATCTTTGGTGCGATCCGCGACGATCCAGACGACCTGCGCGCCTGCCTGAATATCCGCAAGGAAGTGACGGACGCTGTGGGCGAAGAAAAAGGCCGCATCATGCTGGACGCAATCGTCATGGGCATGAAAACAGCGGATGCACTGCGCCGCAAATCACAAGGAAAGCCACCAATGAAGCCGGATCCTCAATTTGATGCCGCCGCCAACAACACCTACCGCGTGACCGCCGACGAGCTGCGCAGCTTCATCGAGCGCATCGAGCGGCTGGACGCCGAGAAGAAAGACTTGGCCGAGCAGCAGAAGGAGGTGATGGCCGAGGCCAAGGGGCGCGGCTACGACACCAAGATCATCCGCAAGGTGATCGCCCTGCGCAAGCGCGACAAGGACGATATCGCCGAGGAAGATGCTGTGTTGGAGATGTACAAAGAAGCGTTGGGGATGGCATGAAATCCAACCTGATCGACATAGACGTTGAAGTTGTCCACCGCACTGAGAAAGCGGTTTTGGTCCACACTGGCGAAAGGGCCGATGCTGTCTGGTTGCCGCTTTCGCAGATTGAAATTGATCCAGATCACACTGTAGCGGGATATGCAGTCGTCACCGTTCCCGAACCGCTGGCGCTGGAAAAGGGGCTGATATGAC